TTTGGATCTGTGTTGAAGTTTCTCCAGATTTCAGTAACAGGTACAGTACCATCAGCGTTTAATCCACCTTTGATCATTAAGTCTGCTCTTGAAGAAATTGAATAGTGTACATGTGCTTCTGCTCCTCCTACAAAGTTGTAGAATTCACGGAAACCAGAACCTGTTTCAATGTCAGAGAATCTTTCTCCGTACTCACCTCTTGCAGAACCTTTTCTGAAGAATTTAGTACCTTTAGCTAAATACTTGTTATCCAAGAAAGCTGTATTGTTGTTGTTAACTAATTGAACAGTGTATACAAAACCGTCACCTGCTGGGATAATATCATCCGCAGTGATGTAAAGTTCTAGTCCATTATACTTATCATAAGTAATAATGTCACCATGTCCAAAAGTTCTTTTGTTAATTTTGATCCTAAATAAAGTCCCATCTGTACCTTTAGTAGTAGAGCCTGGTTCAATATCCGCAACAATGTACGGAAGATCTTGTGCAATAGGAGTTTGCCACTTGTACTCACCTCTAGCATTATCCACCATGATTGTATTCTTTCCACCGAATGAAGCCATTTGATATAAAGGCATTTCTACCTTTTGGGTCATAGCCCATAAATCAATTGGTCCCATATCCATAGGCTCAGGGTTACCGAGCATCTGTGTAAGGTGATAAGAATCAACATGTGAACTTGCTTTGTAGCTTGTATCACGTAGGAAAATCCCATTATTTAAAACTGGAGTTGCCATAATTTTGATTGTTTAGTTAATAATTGTTTTTGTTTATATTTAATTTACTTAATTAAATTCTTTTAAATATGTTGGTTGGTCTTTGAATTTTTCTTTTAGAAGATCTTTTACTTTCTTCATCTGTAGATTGAACTCCTAATGATGCACCTCCTGCATTTGATTGTTCACTCTTTAATTTTCTGACCGTTTTCTCAACACTTTTTTGAGCTCCTTTATCCATGATCTTAGCTTTATAAGCTTCTGGGTCTTGTAATAACCACAATGCCTCAGAGATCAAACCATAATTTGGCTCAACAAATTGATATTTTTCTAGTAAGTGACCAAGTAAATTTGTATTGGTACCACTTACTGAAGGATAATTAGGTTGAACTAAACCATTATATAACATAGCTTGAGTCTTTCTATCTACTTTAATATCTCCTAACTTACCTTCTTTTAATGTTTCATATACATTTTTCATGTATGCTTGTGATGCATTTTCTTGTTGTTTCTTCTTTAACTCTTGCTCTTGTAATTTTTGAGTAACAACTTTTTCTTGCATCTTATCTAATTTTGGTTTAAACTTAGAAGCTTGTGTTTCAAGTTTTCCTAAGTCTTTCCAAATTTCTATTTCTTCTTGTATATCTTCTGCAGTCCCATAACCAGTTGCACTTAAATATTCAGTAATGATCTTTTCTTGATCTCCTGCTTTCTTTATGTTTAACTCTTTATGTTGCTCTACTTGAGATAACGTAGCAAACATTCCTTTTAAATCTTTACCGCCATCTGCTACATATTTTGCAGCAATTTGTAATTCTTGAGGTAAACTCTGAAAAAATTGTTTAGGTGTTTCACGTCTTACTTCATTAGCTTTCTCATCTAAGTTAGCTTGAATAAGTTCTTCCCAATCTTTAGAAGTGTACTCATCTAATGCTTTATCATCATCAAAAGGAACAATTTTATCTTCCTTAATTAATTTACTAAATACATCTGAGATACCGCTTATTGATTTTCTACCTCTAGTTTCTTTTTCTTTTGTTTCTGGTTCTTCACCATTATCAAGAGAATCTAGAATATCACCTGCATCTTCTTTAACTTCTGTTTTAGCCTCAGCTACTTCTACTTCTTCAGTAGTTTCTTCTTTTTCTTCTACTTTTGCAGATATATCATCTACATCAGTAGCATCTGGATCAGCAAAAGACATGTCAGCTTTTTTAGTCAACCCAGAAAAAATGTTTTTAGGTTGAGCTTTATCATCTTGAATCATATCAGCACCACTTGGAGCGGCATTGAATATTTCATCTAAATTTATATCTACTTGTTCTACTTTACTTTTCACAGTTTGTGTTTCTGTTGCACTCATAATATTTGTTGGTTTTAATATTAATACTTCTTACATATATAATATAAGAAATGTTTATTGGAATAGCATCATACTAAACTTAAAAAATTTTAAGAAAACTAAAAATAAATTGCAGTATATAGCTAACGCTTACTTTTTCTTTTTAGTTTCTGGAGAATCATACTTGTTTTTGTTCTCTTTAGCAATTTGAAGTTTTGTGTCAGCAATTTGTTTAGATGCAGCAATTTTTTCTCTTTCAACAGACAATCTACTATTTTCCATAGCTGATTTAGAAGCATTTTCTTCACGCTTCATATTCATCTGTTCACGGTATTGAGTAGTTTCTCTAATATCTTTCATAGCATCTTGGTAATCAGATACTTGATTTTGATTTATATCTACCATAGAACCATAACCTGCTGATTTAATTTCTGCTAACATAATATCATTCTGTCTATCTTTCTCATTTTCTTGCATTTCAACTTGAAGTTTTTGTTGTTCTTCTTGTTGCTTAGCTTGTATTTGTTGTTCTTGCATCTGACGTTGCTGTTGCATATCTTGTTCTCTCTGTGCTTGAACTCTTGTTTCAGAATCTTTAAGTATGTCTGATACTTCTGCAATTGAGTCAGCTTTAACAATATTACCTAGTTCATATATACTAGCTCCTGTAGTATTATTAGTTAATGCCATTTGTTTTAAGTTCTCTAAGATAGCTCTGTGATTAGTTTTAGTAGTTGCAAATACATTAAAATCTCTAAGTAATAGTTCAGTACCATTAATCTGGAAATTAACTTTCTCTGCTTCTGTAGAGATGTATGATAACCTAACACTTGGGTTTGTACTATAATAGTATTGTGCAAGATCAGTTCTCATTTGATGTACTCTTGGCATTAGATGATCTGAATGTTGTACAAAATACATCTCTGTTTGAGCGTATGATTGTTGCATAGCCTGAACTACCCCAGTTGCGGTTTGAGCTGATACAGCTCCTCCTAGACGTTGTGGGTTGATTCCTATAGCATCAAAACATTGTTGCTTAAAGTAATTAGCTAATTGTATTCTTGACATCAACCTACTAGTCTGCTCCATGTTTAGAGTTTGGTAATGATTGAAGTTAGTGGCATTCTCAGTATTAGTAATTGAAGTATCTAATGGTAACATTTGAAAATCTTTCATTGCTACCCATGCTTTTGAATAATTGTTTTTACCCCAATCTTCTCCCATTGAGTGACGTGGTAAAGCATTTTGATCAAACATGATTACTGTTCCTAATTCATCTATCAGAATGTCTGCAATTTGGTTATTAACCATATTGTACCCAACTTGATATGCCTTCATTAAATCTACTAATGAAGTTGATCTGGTATTTCTATCTGAAAACACCCTTCCTTCTACAGGAAGTTTACATCCATAAAGTGTATTGTTACCTTTAAATTGAAAAGGTAATCTACCAGGTTTAGTTCTATTTATTCCTAAATATATAGGGTTTATATTATCACCCATTGAAGATTGCCACATAGCAGGTAAATTTGGACCAACCTTAACTCCTCCCCATACTTCATTAATCCATATCCATTCTACAAATTCTCCTTGTAATAAATTCTCTTTACTTTTATTTTTAAAAATTGATGTATCAAAGATTGCTTTTTTAGTAATCTTAAATGTTTCATCAACTATCTCTTGTGTTACTTCACCATCATCTTCAATCTTTGTTAAATGTCCAACCTTTCTTTGTGTCTTCCAATAAATTGTAGCAACTCTCATTAAGTTTCCTTCACCCCATGATGAAATATCTTCATTCTCATCTAAGATTTCACTAAGTATATCACCCCCATTAGCTGGATTATTCCAGTAGTTACTTGTATATTGTCTATATGCTAAACCAGGTGAATTAGTATTCCATTCATGTGATCTTGTTGCATCATAATAGGCTCCATCATTTTGATAACCATTTACTTGATATTGTGCTGATCTTGCTGGATATATTTTTTGTAATGATTCTAGTTGTTTACTATCCATTAAATATCCATATCTATCTACTACATCAGATACAGTCATTAAATCTACTTTACCTGCATAATTTGAATCAGCTATATATCTTTGGTCAGGAGATTTTTGATAGAAAGTTAATACAGGATTCCATAGCTCTACATCATAGTCATCTTCTAGCATACGGAAATGCCAAAATTCTCTATCTGCAATAAGCATATCTCTAAATCCTCTTTCTTCAAGTTCTTGCATTTTAAATCTTTCATCATCTACTGCAAGTTGGTGGGATGCCCACTCTTCTACCATACTTCTATATGACTTACTAAAAAAGTCTTCTATTTCAGGTAATGATTTTAATCCTTCAGGGGATAGTTGCTGCTGTGCTTCTTCAGAAGATGGATCCATACCCATCTCTACCATTCTTCTTACCAGGTTTGCTTCTGCATCAGAAAGTAATGCTTCTTCAATTTGGAATCTCTTTTGTTCTAACATCTCATTATAAGATGCATCATCTACTGCTCTAAATTGTACTTTAGAATATCTCTTTGCAAATTCACCAGTTAATACATTTATTACATTAGGTACAATAGGATAAAACTTTAATTCTAAAGCAGAGTCATTCTCTTTAGTAAGTACATCCATCATATCTTTATAATCATTGTCTGGTTCAACAATGTAATCTGTTTTATCTATAACACCTTTTGCAAGTTTGTAGTTTTTTAATAACCTTCTAGAATTAATACGTAAGAATTCAATACCTTGAAGTTCTAACCAATCTAGATTCCATGCAGCCCAATCATCATCTTTTTGCTTGTATGGTAAAAACTGAACCGGCTGTGTTAAACTAGAAAATGTTGGGCCACCTTCTGCTTTGGCTCCATTCTTAAGTTGCATTGCATTTAATACTCTCATCTATTTATAATTTTTAAAGCCAGATCTTCTAATTCTAGAATTATTATCTCTTTTACTACGTCCAAGATTTTTAAACGGACTATACTTTAATTTACTTATTTTTTCTGAATTTACCAAGGAATTGTCCTCTGATTCACGTCTTTTACTATATCCTCTGTTAGACTGCTGTATTTTTACAAAGGCAACTAATGCACCAAATGCTACCATTCTATCTACATTGAGTCCAGGATGATAAGCTTGCATTTCTTTTAAAAGCATAGGATCAGGTATTCTTTCTATACCTAAAGTTTGTTTCATTACATTCCCTTCTGTATCAGTTTCTTCATCTATTACTTCTCTTAAAAATTCTATTGCGTAAGATATTAAATGACTTTTAAATAATGTACCAGTATTCTTCCAACCATATTCTTGATATACAGTTTTGTTTGATCCAAGATCTTTTAAGAACATTATCTGTTGTTTAGGAACTAAATACCTTTGTTTTTTTCTAGCTATCATATGTTGAATAAATAGTGAAATATTATTTTCAACTATTGTCCAAGCATTATACCATTCTATAATTAACTCTAATCTTTCATGAGTTCTATTAATATCATCAAATCTACCACACCATGCTGCAACAACTTTATCTTTTTCAATAAATTGTTCTACATCTCCACCAGCTAAAGTTCTAGTTACTTCAATAGCATTCTTATATACAAATATACTACATAATGAATCTGATGTAGTTGTCTTACCTTCTGACACAGGATCAATAGAAGCATAGTATGCTCCAAAGTCTGGTCTTTTTTTAGCAGGTCTTTCCCATACAACTATAGTACCTGTTTTATCTTGTTGTTTTTTATTTACTGGAAATTGTGATATAGGAAGTTTGCTTGTTCTCTTTGCTATTATACCTGTTTGATCTCTATCTAGTTTAATTAACTCATATGGATATTCTTTCTCTTCTATCTTTTTAATTTGCTTACTTAATATACCTTGAGGAAATACGGATTCTTTTCTATATGCAAATGCCTCTGCAATGTTTAAAGGTTTCTGAGATATTCTTAATTGAAATTGTTCACCATTTAATTCATTTTTCCATCTTGCTCTTTCTGTATTAATAGCTACTATAGCTTCTTCTACTTGTGAATTACCGTAATCATCTATATAAGGTGGCATAGACCATTGTTCTGGAATAAATAGACCTGCCATACCAATAGTACCATCAGCGTCCATTAGATTGGTTTCTACGGCATATATATCATTAGCTCCTGGATTTAGTATCATATCCTTTAAAGGATTACATTGTTCTAAATCTCCAACAGATCCAGCTGCTATAAATTGTCCTGTTGTCATCATACCTGAAGACATTGCAGGGCGTAAGTATTCATATGTCTGCATCATATTTTTTGCAATCCCAGCTTCCTCATGAAAAAAATATGTACATGGACCCCCTACCCCAGTAGTAGCATTCTTTTCAAAAGAAGCACCCTGTATCTTTGATTTAAGACCTCTTGATGTTTTTCTGTTGTTTACCTTTACTTCTATTTGTTGTTGCCATAATAAAACCTTCTCAGGATTACTAGGTCTATACCATGCAGTATGTTCATTCAAAAAAGTTTTATATTCTTCTAGAAACTTCCATGATCCTTTATCATTAATATAATCTTTTAATGATGCACCAATTTTACATATTGATCCTTCTTCAAACCAATATTGATTTATAATCTTACCCATATGAAAATAAGATGAGGCTATCTGTCTTTTTTTAAGTATTGCAACGTGTTGGTTATTTAACTCAGAAATAATTTCATATAAAGCCATATGATACTGTGCATCCCTTACCTTAGCAAATCCATAATGTTTTTCTTCTTTATCAAAGATAGGTAAGAAGTTAAGCCACATATAATAATCTCTAGTAAGATACCAGACTTTGCCATCATCTTTATATAGTACTCCAGTTCTACATTTATTCTTTTGATCTTCCCAATAGGCTGTAAAATCTTTTGATCTAAAAGGAGAATTACAGTAATAGCCTTCTGAATTAAAAATTCTGGCTTGTTCATTAAATTTTAAAGCTAATTTATTAAAACCATATTCTCCTGGTTCTTTAAATATAGCTTCTAAATATTCTCTAAAGTCACTGTCAGTTTTAAACTCTGTAGTTCCCCATTCTCCATTTTCATATGTTGGTATGATTCTACTCATTATATCTTATGATTGCATATACATCTCCTAATTGCAATAATAAGTGTTCTACACCATTATGTTGCATTGGTGTTGGCATAGCATGATCTGCATATTGTACTGTATCACCAATTTCTATTGATGTTACTTCATCTCCTCTTCCTACAACTGTACCTTGAAATGTTTGTTTAGAAAATTGTTCAGGTAAATACAAGCCAGATTTAGTTTTAGTTTCTGGTTTAATTTCTTTTATTAATAACTTCATTCCTACTGGTACTACTATTTGATTTTTCATTTGTTTGGTTTTTATTATTATAATTGGTCATATGCTAATCCTGCACCACCACGTACTGAACTTTCTTGTTCTTGTCTCATATCTGTAAATGCTCCTTTGTATGATTGTCTAATAGCTTCAAATTTAGCTGCTGCATTTATCATAGAATTCATATTACCATCTCTACCATGTTCTATAGGGGTTACCTCCATATACTTAGCAAGTCTGTCTAACATAGCTTTAATTCCTACATAAGCCCTAAACGTAGGAGTTTCATACATCTTTTTACACATGTCAAGACCATATCTTATTTTAGGATCTTCAGGTGATTCCTCTAATTTAATTTCTTCTATAATTATATCTTCTTTCTCATGTTCAGGTAAATTAAAAAATGGGTTTAAATCAGGATTTGGACAAGACATATAAAACAAGTATTGATATACTTGCATATGTGTATTAGGATAATGATCCATAATTTCTTTTAAAAATGGTAGTGTGTAACAGTGTTCTGTTACTACTACCTTACTGTTTTGTATATCAAAGAGTTTTACTATCATTATGCGTCACATAAATCATTACAA